TGTTCAATCTTAGAATCCAAGTTGCTTTCTAAATCGGCAACTGCATCTTCACCCATAGCGGCTTCAACCCAACCTTGTACCATAGCTTCTGTAACATCTGCTAATGGTGTAAAGTTTTCAAGCTCTTCTGTGTTTAAAGATTGCGTGCCATAAGATGATGCAGAAAAATCTCCTACATCTTTAGAAACTCGCCAATGCACATTATAGATTACTCCTTCATGTCCATTATGTTCGTGTGTATACACATCTATTGTTTTGCAATTCCATTCCATATTATTCTCCTCTTAAATCTGCAATTTGACTTTTTAGTTTTTCTATTTGTTCTTGTTGCTCTTGCATACCTTTTACAAGATGCGTTACAAGTTTACTATAATCCATTTGATAATAACCATCATCATTTTGATTTACAGAATTTGGCACAAGCTCTTCTACCTCTTGAGCAATCAAACCTTCGTCTGCTTTATTATCAGCTTTCCAATTATAGGCTACAGGATTGAGATTATTAATTACATCTAATCCTCTTGCACTTCCTGTGACTTCTTTTAGTCTAGCATCTGATGTAGTGTTATAAGCAACTCCTGTAGAGCTTACTTGAGTTATTGAACCTAAAGCAGTTCCAGTTCTTCTAAAAGCTATATAAGTATCACCATTAGCAGCAGAACCATTATGTCCTATGTTTACTTTTATGCCACCTGAATACGGATTAACGTCAAAACCATCGTTTGATTCAATAGCTGTTGCAGCAACCAACAAGTTGCCTGATCCATCAATACGCGCCCTTTCTGTTGAACTAGTTTCAAATATAGTATTACTTGTTGGATTTATTACAACATTTGCTGCACTATTTAAACAATGTATTTCAAAATCTGAGCTTTGTAGTAGTTCAACAGATTTATTTCCAGAGTCTTGCAGTCTTATAGTAGCAGTTCCACTTCTTTCTATTTCTAAACCACTTCCTGTATTAAATGAAGGACTTGCAGTTCCTAGGCCTAAGTTGCCTGAAGAATCAATCCTTGCAGTTTCTAAAACTGAAGTTCCATTAAATCTTCTAAAAACAATTTCTCCATGTGAAGTATTGTTTCTGCTTGTAAGAAACATATCGCCTGAATCACTTGAAATATCTGCTATTTGATTTGTGCCATCACTATCTTCAATTCTAATTTGAGCTGCTGAACCTTTAAGATGTAATATTTTACTAGGACTTGTAGTTCCTATACCCACATTTCCTGAAGCATCAATTCTGACCTTCTCAGAATTATTAACTTGAAATCTCATATAGTTTGAGCCATGGTCATAAAGTATTTGACCTATATTATTATCTTGAGGGTCACCAAAATTTACATATCCAAAAGAAGTATTATCTGTTGTTTGTAACTCTATACCTGCTGAAGAAGCAGCAATATCTAAAGGTGCTGAAGGTGAAGTCTCTCCTATACCAACATTTCCTGAACTATCTATACGCATTTTTTCAGCACCATTTGAACCAAGCAATAATTCTCCATTACTAGAACCTGCAAAAAGACCTAAGAAATCACTTGCGCCTGCTGTTATTTGAACTCCTGCATCTCCTGAAGCTGGACTATCTGCAAGTGTAAAGTTAAGGTCTCTATTACCAGAATTTAAATGTAACAGAGATGAAGGACTTGCAGTTCCGATTCCAACTCCACCTTCACTATCTAAAACTAATTGATTTGCATTTGCAGTGCCACCATTTAAACCTCTAAGTTGTAAATCAACATCATTTGAACCATTTGAAACAGCAGTTACAAAACCTGTAGAACTACTTGCATGGATCATAACTCCCTGTGCTGCACCATAAGCATTTGTGCCTGTTGCATGATCTCCTGTAAAAACCCCTGCACCAGAAACATCTAGTTTTTCTTTTGCAGTTGTAGTATTGATCCCAACGTTGCCTTCCATCAAAAGTATTCTTGATGTTGTGCTTGTTCTTGGAATTAAAACTAAGTCTCCATTAATTCCTGAATAAGCAGATGTTGACATACCAATAAATCCTGCTGTTTGTGAACTTGGAGTAGAAGCAATATCACCAAATCTTAAACCAACTCCATTTGCATCTAACACCTCTAATTTTGTATTAGGACTTGTAGTTCCCAGACCTAAGTTTCCTGAAGAATCAATACGCATTCTTTCTGCTGATGCTGTGCTGATAGCCATGTGATCAGTTGCATGATCATATTCTATAGAACCCCTGTAAGCTGTTGTGCCACCTGTCCCTGCAAAAGAATCTGCAAACAATAAAGTGCTACTGCTAGAAGTGTTAGCACTAATAGTTATGCCAGTATCACCATCGCTGTTGACAACTAAATTTCTACCTCTTGAATTAAAAGAACTTGGATTATCAGTTCCTATACCAACATTTCCTGAAGAATCTATACGCATCCTTTCTGTAGTTCCTGAACCTCCAACATTAAATGTCATAAAGTCATTACCAAAAACAGCAGCAGTTATTGATGATTTTAATGAGCCACCATTAGCAAATCCTAAACCTGCAACTGTTGTTCCTGAAGCACCATTATTATCTGATACTATGGCATAAGTTGTATTTCCTGCTGAATTATCATTAACTTGTAATTTATGTGAAGGACTTGTAGTTCCTATACCAACTCTTTGAGCAGAAGTAACTCTTAATGCTTCAGAACCACTTGTAACAATTCTGAATGTGTCATCAGAAACAAAGCCAAAAAACGTGTCTGTATCTCCTGCGTGTTTTACATTTGCAGTTATTGTAAAATCAGCACCATCAACAGCTAAATTACCACCAACAGTTACATTTTCATTGAAGGTTGCTCTCCCTGCATTAGACATATCAAGGGTAAGGGCAGTAATTTCGCTTCCACCATCATTACCTCTAAACAACATATCTTTATCAGATACCCTAGACCTTATATAAAAATCACCACTATTATTATTTAAGCTAAATGTTCCAACAATAGTTCCATCATCACTTAATATAATATCTCCACCACCTGCATCTAATGTGAGGTCTGCTCCTACATCTATACTTAAATCAGCAGCATCAGAAATAGTAGAACCATTAATTGTTATATCGTCAACTGTTAAACTATCAGCAGTTACTGAGCCTGTTACATCTAAACCTGAACTTGTAACTCTTGTAACTTCAGTTGATGAAATTGAAGTCCTTATAAAAGGTGATCCTGAATTATAAAAACCTTGTATTAAACCATAATCTTCATCAGAAGATGCACCTAAAGCTATTGTTTGATTGCCTGAATCGGCACTTTTAATTGTTAATCCTGCTGATGCAGAATTTTTGATTACTAAATCATCTGCACTTCCTAAAGCATCAGATGATGGGTCTGTAGTTCCTATGCCAACCTGATTATTTGAAACATCTACAAATAAAGTTCCACTATCAAAGTTTGCATCACCACTAACAGTTAATCCTGTTAATGTTCCAACACTTGTAATATTAGTTTGTGCAGCACCTGTTACTGTTGCTGCTGTTCCTGATACATTTCCTGTTATATTACCAGTAACATCTCCCTCTAAGTTAGAAACCAAAGTTCCAACTGCATATCCTGTTCCAGAAGTGTTTACTGTTGTTGTTGGTTCAGCTTGTAAATCTTTGAATAGTTTGAACTTACCGCTATCGGATGCATCTCTGAATAATCCTGCATATAAGTCTTGTGATCCTGAGGTGTCATACAATCCATAAAAACCTATATCAACACTATCAGCACCACTATTTGATTTTGCTAGCTTGATAAGTGGATCTTCGACTTCTAGTGTTTGAGTATTAACGCTTGTTGTAGTGCCATTGACTGTTAGATTACCTGCAATAGTTACATTATCAGGCAAACCTATTATTACGCTTGCAGTCTCACTTCCTGATCCAGATACTTCAATCTCATTAGTTGTTCCTGAAATTGTAGATACATAATTGCCTGTAGTATCTGTGCCAAGTGCTACGCTGTTTGCAGCTATTGTTGTTGATAAGGTAATATCGCCTGTGCCATCAAAATTAACACCTGAAGCAGTTACATCACCTGACAATGCTATTGATCTTGCAGTAGCTAGAGCAGTTGCAGTATCAGCTACAACGCCTGATAGATTATTGATAAATGTATTTGTTACTCTTGCATCGATAGCTGCATTTGATCTTGCATCTGTGTAATAAAGATTAGATGATCCTTCTGATATATCGTCTGTGTCGCCAGTTAATCCACTTATAACAGGTGGTGTATAAGTAAATACACCTGTTGAGCTATTGTAAGCAATAGCACCATTACCACTTGCAGTTCCTTCTGATCCAATGCTTAATGTTCCTCTCGCTCTTGCATTTGTAAAATACAAATTGGTAGAACCCTCGCCAATATCATCGCTATCAAAAGTATGTGATCCGCCTAAAGCTATAGCTTGAGAATTTATAGTTACACTTGAGTTTGCAAGCTTGCTGTTTGCTATAGAGCCTGCAAGCATAGCATTTGTAATACCACTTGCTTTTACTCTTAAAGTATCTGAATCAATTTCTATGGAAGAATCATCAACACTTACTGCTAAAGTTACATCTCCTGAAGTTCCGCCACCTGTAAGACCATCACCTGCAACAACACTTGTAATATCAGCAGAGTTAGTATTTGCAATTGTTAATGTGCCTGCTGCATCATCATAAGTAAGACTTATACCGCTTCCTGCTGTAAGTAAAGAATTTACCTGATCGTCAACTCTTTCATTAGTAAAATATAAATTGCTTGAGCCTTCACTAACAGAATCACTATTAAATGAAATGTTAGCAGTTCCATCAAAACTTACACCATTTATTGTTCTTGCTGTTGCAAGTGCTGTTGCAGTAGCACTATTGCCTGTAATATCACCTGTAAAGCTGTTTGAAGTTGTTATGCTTATACCTGTTGTTATCCAATCACTATTTGCAGAATTTCTTAACTTTAAAACATTGTTAGCTGTATCAACCCAAAGCTGATAAGCATAAGTTGTGCTTGGAGCAGTAGCGTTGCTGTTGTTTGAAACAATAGCTAAAAGTGCATTATTTAAATCTGCTCTAAAATCTGCTCCTGTTTGGTTAGCTATGTTGTAATCATGTGTTGCCATATTTTGTCCTCGTTTCTATTGTAGTCTAGTAGCTGATATTTTGTAATATAAATACTTCATTATTGGGTATTATCTATAAAAACATATAAAGATTGATAAGTTGAATTTAATTTTGTAATCCACCTAACACGCCATTTAACTCTTCTGGTATTTGATCCTGAAGTCGGTAATCCTGTGATTGAGCCATTGTAAACAAAGATATATGTTCTAAAAGTTCCTGCATCAAACTCTACATTTTGAATACCACCTGCTGCTTGCACATAAGACGTTCCATTGTTTACGCTATACTCTAAAACTCCATTTGTGCAATCACCATAAACTCCTGACCAAATAGCTTGATACTTTGCGTTGTTTCTTACATTCTCAATATCCATTTCTAAGTAAGAACCTAGTGTTGTTGTGTTGGTTGTAAAATCAGTTGATCCTCTTTGAAATTCACTTCCAAAAACTGATAAAGGAACAGTGACGCCATCGTGTGCAACAATATCTGCTGATACATTAGCAAAATGTTTTACAGCTAAAGTATCAACATTTACTCTCGCAGAATCTAAAGTATCAGAAGTAATACTGTTTGCACTTAGATTTGATACCTTTGCATCTGTAATTGCATCATCTTGAACGTCTGCTGTTTTGATAGGCTCATTGCTTACTGTAAAAGTTAGTGTAGTAGCTGCTGATTCTGCTCCAATAGAATTTATAGATGTTACAGAAGCAACATAGTTTGTTCCTGTTTTAATAAAATTAAGATCAATTTTTGTATCGTTTACAATCCTGTTATGAACCTCGTTACCACTTGAATCAACTATGGAAACTCTGAACTCTTTAGATGGATAGGTTGTGGGATTGCTCCAAGATAAAAATGGTCTTCCTGTTGAGCTTGCATTTGTGTCGGTAAAAGCCAAAGAGGTAACTTTACTTGTTTCTGTTCCTGTAGGAATTATTGATTCTTCGCCGACGTTTTCAGCAGGTGGCGTTGCTGACCAAGTATATATATCAACGTATTCTAAAGCTTGTATGCCAACCAAACCATTATCTAAAAGATTTACTGTTTCAACCCTGTAGTTAGCACTTGATAAGTTGTAAGGACTATAAGTTATATCAACAACATCTCCTGCTGTAAGATTGAGCAACCTAGGTGTAGCTACGAAAGATATAGTTTTTTGTTTTCGACTTCTTTCTAAGATTGCTTTACCCATGTTAAATGCATTATATGGATTTGTAATATATTGAAATTCAACTGTTGTTTCTAATTCTTCTCCACCATCATCATTTTTATAAGTTGTTGTGCTGTCGTTATGAAAAACAGTTTTAGTATCTGATTCATATTTTTTTTGTGCATTGAAAAATTGGACAACAACTTTATTAAGTTTTTCAGCTTTATCTTCATATCTAATTTTTATACCTGAATCGATTATATGATCATCAGTAATACTGAAAGAAGATGAAGCAGTGTCCTCTACTAAAACACTATACTTACCATCAATATAATTTAAAAATCCTCGCATATTAGATAATAAATCTCTTGCGTTATCTAAAACAGTTTCATTTGTGTCTAGCACACCATCACATTGCAATCTTCTTGTTTGAGTTAAAACACTTCCTGATTCGCTATCATACATAAATTTACCAACTGCACTTCCACCACCATTACCTGTATCAGATGAATTAGCTAACACAGTTGTTAAATTTAAATCAGTTGCTTCTATGGTAAAAGTATTAGCATCTACAATTGTTGCAATCGTATAACCTTTGTTAAGAACAGTTGTAGTAATATTACCACCAAGACTTGTAGCACCTGCAAAAAGCACCCTATCGTTTGCAGAAGCATTGTGTGAAGTGCAAGTAACAGTAAGTGTTGCATCTCCATTTGTTGCTGAAAAGGTTACACTTTTACTTACTTTTGCAGGCGGAACGCCATCTGTATAAATTCTATAATTAGTGCTTTGTGTATGTGGTGTAAACCTTTGTATATCAATAACATTATTTTGATTGATAATAACTGAACCACCACTATCTTTAACACTAAGCAATTCACCACCTTTTATTTTTTTCCAAGTAGCTTCATCAACAGTAATAAAACCATCTTCTACATCTGCTGAAAAAGTTGCAGAAGAATATGATCCACCATAATCAGGAACATCGACTACTGTGTCTGCTGTGTTAGCTGCTGTTTGAAATGATTGCAAATCTATTAGTGATGAAGCTAATCCTTTACCATAATCTTGATGTATATAATCTAAAAGTGTCAACGCTGCATTGTTAGACCACTCATAAGTAGTTGGATCAGCTATTCTATGCGAACCACTGCCACCTGTTATTGAGCCATCTAGTCTTGGATCATATAATTTTTTACCTTTTACAACTACTGTTAATTCTGGCACAGAAGTAAACATGCCTTTTTCGTCATACTGAAATGATGCTGCTATGTAAGCAATACCTCTTAGTCTGTGGTTACTTGTAAATTTAGCAGACTGTGAAGCATTTAGCATAGGATCAACTGTCTGATCATCTGCTCCATGATGTGCGTTAAAAACCATTCTGTATATTTTTGCAGGATCATCACCCGATCTTCCATCACCTCTAAAACTTCCAGAAGATGTTCCGATTTGGCTAACAGTATTTAATGATCCTGCACCACTAGATATTTTGTCTGATCCTGTATAGTAACCATCTCTGAAAACTGTTGTATCAGATAAAGGAACTCCATTTATTTCTATAGTATCTAGTTCAATTGAATCTACTTCACCAAGACATAAACCATATATAACAAATAATTCTTTTGAGTTGCCTGAATCTGTGTCCATATATAGAAGTGTAGAACCAACCCTTCTTCTCCCATAGATGATTGGAATTTTGCCACCTTGAGCAGTTTTAGTAGCTAGTATATCTTGTCCTTGATCTTGTAGTTCTTTAGCTGTTCTAAAATTTTTAATACCTACAATTGCAGTTATTATTGTTAAAGCAGTCTGCAAAAATGAAAAAATACCCACTAACTACCCCACCTAATATTTGATTTTGTAATATGTGCATACTCTAATCCGACATCGCTTGCAAAAGCTAATTGTTGTGATTCATCAGTAAAGTGCCTTCCTTTTTTTAAGTTCCAATTTGACCAATGATTTGAACAAGTTACAGTTATTTTTGAACCTGTTTTGCTTTCTTCAACCTCTACATTTTTTATATTTCCTGAGAAATAAGTAAATGCATCTATAAATGAATCATTTGAATCAAAAAAACCAAGATAAATATTTACTGAATTATCAATATAGTTTTGATCATCAAATACTGATATCAGCGTTGAATTTATGTTTGATAACTCAATAGATGTTTCTTCTACTTTAAGCTCTCCTGTTTCTGGTGTTGTGCTTACTGCTATTATTTCACCAGAAGATGTATAGGTATTTGAATCGTAAGTTACGTCAAACTGATTATCAGTTAATCTAAAAACTGTTGATGTATTTATTTCTAACAGGAAGCAAAATGTATTAGTGGGATTTGCTAGTTGCGTAAGTAATGATGAACTTAGACTTCTTGACATTATTCAATGCACTCTCGCAATGAAAAGCTTATAGAAAACAATCCAGAAGCATCTGTTGTATATAGAACATCACTATCTAGATATACTTTAAAGTTTGGTTGATCAACTGTAACTGCTTCGCTGTTTGCAAGCGTAGTTATTATGCTTGGTGATATTGTTGCTGTGCCATTGCCACTACTATCTGAATCTAAATCTGATTCAAGCATATAAACCTTATCGTGATTTGCAAACTTAATAATATCACCTGCTTTTAAAACATCAGAAGTAGAATTATCAAAACCCGACAATGCTATTGTTGAATCACCTACACTATGCGAACCATTAACAACTATATCTGTTTGCGTTCTGTTAAGACCTCTATTTGTAATTGGATATGTGTAATCAAACTTATCAAAAGAGTTTTGCTGTTTTTTAAGAAAAGCAAAAACGTCCATAGCATTATCTTTTGATAAAGGTGGTAAGGTGATATCCAAAGAAAAAAATTGTGAACCATATTTCCTAGTTACTCTTTTACCAGATACAGATTGATTTAATAAATTAGGCCTATTGTCTTGCAATGATAAACTGCTTGGCTTGATTGTTGTTGGAAAAGTGCCTGACATTATGCTATCCCCATTTTACCTCTTGAGTTATAAGCTTGATTGACCATGCTTATAATCATGTTTTTTCTGGTTGCAAGCAGTTCATCAAAACCTGCTGCATCTACTGTAGATATATTGAAGTTTACAGTAGCACCCACACTTTGACCTTTTGTATGATCTATGACTGTTTCGTTTGGATGTAATATTGCAGGAAAGCCACCACGTCCATCAACGCCACCTGCTCTAACACCCATGCCTGTATAACCTCCGCCTTCAGCACTAAAAAGAGTGTCGCCATCAGTTAATCTATTGTATTCCATAAGATCAGCTACTTTACCACCTGATAGCATTTTTCTAAATGGATCAATTAATCTAGCAACTATTAATTGTTGAATTGCAACTCTTATAAGTTGTTCAACAACAAAATCTGCAAAACTTTTAAATGATAACTTACCATTCCTTAAGCCTTCAACAATACTATCTTCAAATTTTTTCATTGAATTTACTGCAATAGTGTCAAGTGTTTTTGAAACGTCCTCTAATGAATCTTTAAAAGCATTTATTGGATTTGTTCTGTCAAGTTCATTGTTAGATTTAACTAAACTATTTAAAAAACTTTCTTGACCATCTCTTAAATCTTCTAAGGTAATTTTGTAAACCTCAAGACCTTCTGCTGTTTTTCTTGCTTCTATACCATGTTCAGTTGTTGCTCTTTTTAAAAATCTAATGTCTCCTTCTAAACCCTGTATAGGAAATCTAAGACCATCTATCTCATTAGTTAAATCTTTAAAAGGTATTGATTCTAAAATTGCAATAGTTAATTCTCTAAAAACTATTTCTAATTTTAAAGCTTTAATTTCCAACTCTCTAAGCATTGTTGCAAATTGATCTTTAAAATCTCCAACAGCTATAATTGCATTTTTAGCAAACTCAACAATTGAGTTTTGTATAAAAACAGCTATAGCATCCATACCACCAAAGTCATCTATTATCTTTTGTATCTTATCTGCAATTGTTACTTGTATTTTTTCAAAGATAGGTAAAAAGCTTGCAGAAACATTATTTACGAAAGAGCTTATTTGCATTTTGATAACACCAACTGCATCATTAAAAGCTTCAACTCTTCTTATAGTTTTTGTTGATAAAACTAAACCTAATCGTTCTGCTCTATCTATAAAACCATCCAAACCTCTTGAAGCTAAATCATCTAATGCATTAGTAAGTAAAATACCTTGTCGACCAAACAAGTTAGCTAGTGCTGTTGCTTTTTGTGTTTGGCTTCCTAGATCACTTATACCAATTGCTACTTCTTCTAACAGAGTATCTGTTGATTTGAAATGACCATCTGTAGTTTCAAGCTCAACACCAAGAGCTTTAAAAATATCTTTCATGGTCTTGAGACCTCTTTGAGCATCACCAACCGATCTAGCAAATTTTTCAAGTGCTTTGTTAGCACCCTCAATATTAGTTCCTGATTCTCTAGCAGCTAAATGAAAAGCTTGAATAGCAGAAGTAGTAATACCTGTCCTAGTTGCAGTTTTACCAATAGCATCAATAAATTCAAAAGATTTGTTCACAACTAAAGCCAAAGCACCTGCTGTTGCTGTTGCAGCTAAACCAACACCTACTACGCCTTTTGCAGCACTAGCTGAAGCAGAACCAACGCCTTTTAATCCTTTGGTTACAGAATTAAAAGCAGCTTTTGTTCTATCTACTGCTGAAAGTTCAAATTTTACTTGTCTCTTTGCCATTACTTCTTGCTCTCTTCTTCTTTTAATTCAAAGTATGCAATCCAACCTTGAAACTCTTCGATACTAATACTTTGCAATTCTTGTAATGTCTTGCCTAGTTTTTCTGCTAGTGCATATTGGAAAAACAAATTAGTATCTTTTTTTACTTTTTTTTGACATCCTCAATAGGCTCTTGTCCCATTATTTGTTGTGCTACACGCATCAATACTTCTCTATCTACATTGTTAAGCAGATCATTCTTATTACCAATGTCAAATATTTTATTGCCATCGGCATCAAGAGCTTTATAAATTAGCACATAAGCCATCATCGTTAAGTCGTCCTCTTTACTAAGTCTATACAACTTTGAGGTTTCGCCTAGTGATAATGGCTTACTGTAAATGTATAAAGGCTCATTTTCATCTCCCCATTCAGGAACTTCGATTTTAGTGATCTCTTGACCGCTAAAATGTTGTTTGGCTTTATCTATAACTGACATTAATAAGTGCCTGTTGTTAAGCCACCTGTTCCTTGAACAGTAATAGTAGATTCTACTAAACCATCAAAAGAAGATGATACAGATTTACCTGTAACAATTGCTGTGCCTGTAAGTTTTACATCGCCACTTGATGTTCCTTCAGGAGCAAAATTAAGTGTTACGGATGAACCTACAGATAAAGCTGTCTGTCCATTGGTATCAGTTTCATCATATAAAACGTCAACTGATCCACTAAAGTCTTTAATAGAAGCTAAGTAAGTTTTGCTTGAATCACCCATACTTGTATCTTCTACAACGTCTATCGATTCATCAATACTAAAACTTCTGATCTCAGCAATAGCGTTAGAACCAACTTGAACAGTGCCTTCCTTTCCTAAGTGAGTTGCCATAGTTATTCCTCGTTTTTAGTTTTAGAAGAAGATTTAACTTTATCTTTCGATGGGATTGCTTCTTCCTTCCAACCCTTACTCAACAAATACTCAACACTATCAGGGTGAGCATCTATAGAACTTTTACCATTTGGACTAATTAATTTCATAATTTTCCCTCTTTAAACTGCTACATCAGGATTGGTTTCCTGAACGTAGTATTTTGTTAAAAATGTAAGCGAAACAAAACCCATTGGTTGTTCGCCTTCCGCATTAAACTCTATTTCTGTTGATTCTAAAAAAGTGTCTTTTGCAAGACCACCCAATGTTGTATCAGCAGCAATAGCTTCTTCAACTTCTTTGCATATTGTATCAATAGTATCATCAAAGTTCGAAGTTCCTTTTGCATAGCCTTCTACAATCACGCTTAAATCTCTTTGCATAACTCTATCAGTATGCATAACTAATGGTTCAGATGTTTCTGATTTTGTGTAAATTACTAATGCAGGCAAAGTATCTAAAGGATAAACTCTTGATTCATGCACCCTTGTTCCTGTAGTTGTTAAATTATTGAGATTTGTTCCAAAGTATTCTCTAATCTGTTGTCTTACATGATTTGCCATTACACTTCCTCAAGAATTAGAGATGAAAAACCTGTGCGATCTTTCTGCACATTAACAATAGTGTAGTTTTGAGCAGCTTTTAAAGTATTGCCATCAACATCTTTTATAGCTTCGACATTTAATAAATCGCCAAAAGATGCATTTGGAACATCAACACTTCTAGCATAAGCTATCGGTTTCAAAGCTTCCAAACCAATACCTTCATCTTGCAATATAAATTCATTGTTTAAAATAACACTTATAGATGAAGCAGTTCCGCTTCTAGTGTAAGTTGCACCCACACCATGTCCATAATCTTTATCTAAATAATTAAGCATATCTGCTTCTGTTTCTAATCTAAATTGGCTCATTGTTTCTGTAATACTAATGAGACTAAGCCTGTGTTATCAGGCTCAACTGTTTTAACTAAAAATGTAGTTGCTGCAACAAGTGTATTACCCTGATCTGTTGTTATAGCATCTACTCTTAATTCATCGTTTTGTGATATGAATGGAACGTCTGTAGCTTTTACCACTGCTCTTGGCTCAAAACCATCTACATCAACAGTGCCACCACCAATTCCAAAATATTCCTGATCTATTATTAAATTAATGACACTTGTATTGCCATCATCAATAAAACTCATCGTATCAATTAATGGAAAATCATCAAAGAAGTTCTGCTGTTTTTCAATAAAAGTTCCCGTAACACCATGACCTGTTGTGGTTTCTACATAGCTTGAAAAATCAGCAGCACTTTCTAATGGCATTATTTTTTACTTCTTTTCTTAGGTTTAGGAGTTTCAGATTTTTCTAATCCTACGCTTCTATTAGTTTCTTTTTTTGGCTTGCCTTTGTATTCTTCAGCTTTACCATAACCAACCAATGATCTTCCTTCATCAATAGGAAGCTCAACAACATCACCTGCTTTTACTTTTTCTTTGTTAGCAACTGTGTCGCTTAGTATTAAATATTTCATATACCCACCTTTTCTAAGTTGGGTGGCAATTAAGCCACCCATTTTATTAGTTGTTAAAACCACTCAATTATGAAGCAGCACAGAAAGACACAGCGTGTCTAACAGCTACATCAACTGATTGTAAAGCAACTATTCTTACTGTTCCTGAACTTGAAGATGTATAAGGATCAACAACAATGTCTAATCCACCAAACATTCCAATAAGTAAGTCATTAAAGTTACCAAACACATAATTGTTTGCAGTTAACTGTGGAGATACAACTGCTCTGTAGCCATTGATCTCATCGTTAACAGCAACAAATTGTGCTGTGTTGGTTGCTTTTTCAGTAGTTTTTAATGTGCCATAGTTAGTTGGATGCACAATATAAGCTAGATCGCCTAGTAATGCATTATCAACTCTAACAGCAGTTTCCATAGAAACCATTTCAGCAAAAGTTGGAGCAGCAGCACTTGAAAGTGATACTGTGTTAATTCCTGAAGTGTTAGTAATACCTGTTGGATTACCTGAACTTCCTGAACCTTCTAATGCAGCATCATCAATAGCAATAGCCATTGAAGCAGCTAAATCGTTTCTAACTAGATTTTCAACATCGATTGATGATTGAATCATAAGTTGTCTAGTAATGTCTGTGAACGCACCTAATGATTTAGGAGACATACTTACATTACCAACTGTCAATTCAGATTCACCTGCAGCTCCGCCTTCTGAACTAATGAAAGCAGCAGAAGCAGCAGCAGTTTTTCTAGGAATCTTAACATCGCCTGATAGACCATTTAGCATAGTTGCTAGTGGCATAACAGCAGAGTTATTTCTTAAAACATCAATGAAATCACCTGCTCTGTAATCTTGACCAATAAGGTCGCCATCTGATCCTGCAGATAAATCTCTTTGATTCCAATTTCTTAAAACTTCATCTGGAAGCATAATACCTTGAGCAGTTTGCCCGTATGATCTTTGTGCAGCTTCAGAAGCTTCAAATTCAAATTTAGCAGCTTCTTGAGCGCGTCTATCAGTTGGATTTGCCATCGCATTGATAGCTCTCAATAAGCTAAATCTTTTTGTTTCTTTTTCTGTAAGACCAATATCTTTTGGAGTTTCTAAAGGCGTATCATTAGAAATGTTGTCTAATAAAATACCTCTAAATTCTTCAACAGATTTGCCTTCAGAAATAGCTTGATGTGCTAGGTCTCTTTTGTTGTGCTTTACAGCTAAATCAAGAATCTCTTTTGAGTTTCTTGCAAATTCTTTTTTAGCAGCTTCAGCACTTTCTGATCTAACTTCATCAAGATTAATTTCTTGTTTTTCGTTTGACATAATTGTTACCTTTGCTTTTTCAGCAATTTGTTTTGAACGTCCAACTCCAACAAGCCTACTTTGATCTGCAGGAACACTTACGCTTGATACTTCAAGAGGTGTCCAACTAGCTCTATAGTAATCCTCGTCTTTATCTTTCATTCTTGTTAATTTATCAACTCGATAGCCTACGCTTATATTCATGCGTATACCATCAAGCACATCTCTAAAAACTTCTTCAGCTAAAGCAGACCGACCAAATCTTACTACTGCTATTGTCCTGTTAGCAGTCTGATCAAGTTTAAATTCTTCAATAACACCAATTTGTTTTGTCATATCGTGATCTAACAAAAGTGGCGCTCTTCCTGATTCCATAAACTCCATGTTTATATCTTCAGGTGAGTGTCCTAGAACTTCCATTCCAAAACTTCTCTCTACAGGCTCTTCACTAGAAACGCCTACTCGAACCAATCTTTTTTCCTCGTCAATATGATGAGCTTTAGTAAGATCAACAGTTCTGTAATTAACTTTTAAATTAACTACTTTTCTATCTTTTTCTTCTTCATCTTCATCATGGTAAGGTCTTGATTCTTCAGTCATTTCCATTTCTTCGCCTTCTTCTTCATCCTCGTGATGCTTTGCAAACTCGACAACAACTTTATCATCGGTTTCGCTTACATTGAGGATATGCCTATCCTGTTTATCTTCCATAGATTTCTCCTCTTTGCTTGATAAAGGATGTGATTCAGGAAGCAAATCAGTATCATGCTTCCCACCTTGAAACCTCCCATTGCGTAAAGCAAATAAGAAGCTATTAACTCTTGCGTATGCCCATTGTTCAGGTGAGCTTACATTAGGTCTTACTGAAGCAGGATTGGTCTTGTAAGCACCAATACCTCTTTCAAAGACTGCAAGTAGTGTTCTGTAAGTTGTTCTTTTAGAAGCCACATTTCCAACCTCTTCATTATGTTTTTCAACTTTTTCTCTAAGACCTTTTTCAACAGCATCAGATACTTGTCTATCTTGATCTACTTCTCTGACTTCAATCTTATTACCCATACCTTTATGATTGACACAGTAATAATATAAATCAGGAGTATCTTCCAAAATCTCTATACTAATTGATGCTCCATCTTCACCTGCTTTACCTTCAACACCTACGCCTTTTGTATACGCACTTCCTTCTCTATGAGTGCCATCTTCTGTTGTTGAAAATCTTAATGCGTGTGTTTTGTTGGAAGCATCACTTAAATCAAACTTGTATGTATTACCTTCAAGCATAATAAGTCTTGGTGATAGTTCGCCATCTAAATAAAACTTGTTACCCTCACCATACTTATTTTCACCCTCTTTGATAATTACTTTATATTCAATTGTTTCTTGTCTTGTTGCCATTTCTCTATCCTGTTGTGCTTGACTTGCTGATCCTGATTCTTTTTGTTCTAAATATTTTATAGCTTCTAGTATTACATCCTTCATTTTTTGTTCACCAAGATTACCAATAATCAGCCACTTAATCTGAGCTACTACACCTGCAATGTTTGATGGTCTTGCTTTTTTATCACCTGATTTAAATTGTGATCCATCTTCAAAATGTCTTGCAGCCCAAGCTTCTCGTTCTTTGATTTTTTTTAAAACTTCAGGTGAATCATCACCATCTAATGCTCGCATCAATAGTCTAAATGATCTATTGCCTTCAATATTGCCACCTGCTTTCCAAATCTTAGGATCATTTTCTTTTAGACCTTCTGCAAATCTTTTATCAAAAACAGGATAATTAGAGTTTCTTAATGATATTTTTTTATCTTCACCCTTTGTTGGAAAATCAGTTAAGTTATGTTTACTCATCGTCTGATCCACCTTGTATATTAGCTTCAACAGGCATCTTCTGACCAAAAGGTTGATAAGCTATCTCAATACCATATTGTTCTGCTAGCGCTATTTCTTTTTGGTGTTGTTCAAATAACTCTTCTACATCTCTTCCAAAAGCAGAAGAAATATCGCTATAGGTTGTTGTTCCATTTTGTAATCCTATGACATTTGCTTGCATCTCTTTCAATGGATCAATATGTGAGAATGATCTTGGTATATAAGTTATACCTCTAGCAAACTTATCAAACTTACCCATTGGAAGATTTATGTAACCTGTTGACATAGCCATCTCAAGCCAAGATTTAAAAACAGGATCAATAAAATGCTCAATAATAAACTGTTGCATTATCTGATAAGCACTTCTATCCTCTAACGCACCTTGACGGATTGAAGAGTAGTTTACTGAACTAAGATCGTTTGATAATGAATGATATGAAATATTAAGACCACTTGCGATACTTCTTAATACGCTTGTTGTAAATGAATCAAAAGCAGAATTTGGATGAGATGGATCAAAAGCTTTGAAATCCATACCCGCAGGTAACTGTTCAAATACACCTGCTTGAGCAGTCATTGTAGGATTAAAAGTGTCCTCAAAATCACCATCACCAACATAGCCATCACCATCAGGACTTATGAAAAATCCCTGCTTACTTGCTCCAACTCTAGCAGCTACAATCTCAGCTTCGAGATAAGCGTTAAGTTGTTTTACATTAGCCATTACAGGTGCGATAAAAGATACACCTCTTGTTTGCTCTGCTCTGTTTGGTAAGTATGCGTGTATTATTTCTTCAGCAGGAACTCTAATATATTCTTGAGCAGGTTTAGGATATGTATTGTTGTAAGGGTGTTTTTTAAATAGGTGATAAGCAACAGGCTTATCGTTTCTATCTACTTCAACACCCATCTTAATACTTCTTCCATTGGGTAAAGTATTATCGTTTTTTTGTTCGTCTAAATGATCTGCTTCTAAGAACTGTATTTGAAAACCAAAATCTGAATCAGTTGTTTTTATTTTTCTTACTAAGACCTCACCATCTCTAAGCAAAGTTTCAATAAATATTTTTTGACAATCTAAAAATGACAATCTTCCATTTGCTGTGCAATTACCTAATTGTGTCCATTCTTTCCATGATCTCTCAATCAGCAGGTTAGCTCCTAAGTCCAATGATCTATCATCATTGTATGACTTGGAGCTTACTCTTACGCCTTGCTTGCCAATGACATTAGATACCATCAGGTTAAGGTATCTTGAGATATATGCATCGTTGCGAGCTAACTCTCGACCTCTATCTCTTAGGATTCTAAGGTTGTCTTTGACTTCTGCATCGGCACTTGTTGAGGTGGTTAAGAAGTCTGCAAATAATCTTCCTGTGTTTGCACCTTGATAACTTCTTTTGAAAGCTCTTTTCTTAGCTTTCTTTTTACCATTACCTAAAAAATTATCATACCAAGCCATTATGAATAGTCCGTTGGATTAATTGCTGAAGTGTTGTCTCCAAACTTTACTTTTATAGTATTGCCTGATCCTTGCTTGTTTCTAATTCTAGCTAGTTTTATTTCTTTTAAATATTCTGCTTTATATCTATCTCTTAACTCCAATAAATCAGGTAATGGAGTTCTTGAAAGCGATCTTCCTGCAATCGACATCGAGCTTTGATCCATAGAAGCTCTGTTCTCCATAACAGCTTCAATTGCATCAAGCACTTTCTTTGCATGACTTCTAAGATCAGCATTTGTGTTGGCTAGATTAGTTGTAATTTCAGTTCTTCCAGAATCAACCATTATTCTTTCAGAATCAGAACTTCTAGTTATGTAGGCTTCCCAAATATAATCGCCTGTTGCATAACTAGCTGTAGTTGATGAACCAACTTCAATGTAGTAGGTGCTATCTGCTTCAGTTGCAGTAATAGTAAACTTCTTACTTCCACCACCACCTACGTCTGAATGAAACTCATACGTTAAAGCAAAAGTGCCAACAGGGTAATCATTTGCCAGATCATCCCTTCTCCATGTAAATCTATCGCCTGCAACAAGTTTTGCAGGTTCAGCAGTTGGATAATTTGTTCTATCGAATCTGTTAGTCAACAATAATCCTCATAAATGTTATAGATACACCTACTTATAACATTATGAACCATTTTGTTTTTGTCAATATCTACTTCCAATTAGTAGCAAAATTACCTCTTTTTATGTTTATTTTGTTTGGATTTTTAGGCTTTTTTGGCTTTGGTGTGCCTTGATCTAATATTTTTTGTTCTATCACGTCAAAATTAGGATTAAGTATGTATATCGCACCAAAATTGTAAACTAATGTATCAAGAGCTTCGTTTCTTTTGCCTATCTGCTTCCAAACTAACTGCTTTTTACCTCTTACCCATTTAGTTATACGCTTTTCACTTGTAAGCTGTTTAAAATATTCTTCATCTAAATCTAAACAAAAATGCAAAGTAGAATCTTCAGGTTCAGCAGCTATTCTATTAAAGATTGCTTCTTTTGCTGTATCAACTCCAAGTGTGTAGAGAACTGCTTTGTTTTTGCCTACATAACTTGGTCTGTTGACTATAGGCTTGCCCTGTATGCTTGCACCTTTGATTGCAAACACTCGTCTTGCTTGTCTTGGCTTTGTAAATGCGTAGACTTGGTTGGTATGCAATCCACCTGAATCAATACAGGTGCAAGAGATGGGTATGTATCTTCCTGATTCAGTTTTAAATCTTTTCTTTAAATATGCATCAAGATCATTCCAACACCCAAGAGCATTTGGATCACCCCAAAGTATTTTATAATCAAGCACCCAAGCTTCGTAGTTTTTACCCCAACCAACACACTGCAACTCTAGTCGATCTTTTTGCGTATCTACGCCAACAGTTATTGCTAATATATCTTCAGGTATTGTTGTGTGATCGTAGTTTAATCTTCTCTCTAGTAAAGTGTCATACTCTACAGAATCACCTTGTTCTTCCCAACTCTCTCCAAGACTTGTATTAATAAATGTTTTTAGTGTTTCAGGATTCTTTTTTGCTTCTAAAAATGCAGTTGCCATTTGCGCCCAAGTAGACCAAACACTATACAGTTCTGATATATGAAAGCCTGCTGTGCTTTCTGTTTCTTTTGTTGCACGCCACTCACCATGTTTAAGCATCCATTGTTTTTTTGATTCTTCTATAACTGATCCACAATGATCGCAAGCATAAGTAGCAGTTTCAGGTTTGTTTTCTTCCCATACTACGTTCTTCCATTTAAGAACTTGTTTTGTATTACATTCAGGACATGGCACATAGTAGTAGCGTTGATCTGATTCTTCAAAAGCAGATTCAATAGCAGATAAACCTTTGATAGTCGGAGTGCTACACATAAAAATTTTGCGATTCCAAAATGTTTTAGTTCTAGCAATAGCTAGTGCAATAGGTGATCCTTCTGATCCTGCTGATAGTTCATACCTATCGACCTCATCCATCAACAATATTCTAATTGGTCTTGATGCAAGACCGCTTGCACTATTTGATCCAACAATTGATATATGACCACCTGCAAACTTTTTGTGCATTGTAGTATTACCACTATCTCTACTTCGTGCATCTTTCACACATCCTCTTAGCTTTTCACTATCTCGTATCATTGCTGATAATCTATCTTTACTAAAGGCTTGACCCATTTGTAGAGTTGGTTGCGTTACAAGTATTGGCGAAGCATCTTGGTCTATGTAATATCCAATCGCATTAAGTAAAATTTCAGTTTTACCAACTTGCGATGAAGTCATAACTACAATCCTTTCAATGAAAGGATCGTTAAAAGAATCCATAATCTCTTTTTGATATGGACATCTTGAGGTTGACCATTGACCTGATTCTGCTGAAGATTCAGGTGATAGTTTTCTATATCTATCTGACCACTCTGAAACTTTTAGATCAGGTGGTGGTTTAAACGTCTGCATCGTGTTTTTCAACACGTCCTGCATATTCTGTAGGTATTCCATCTTTTGCTAGTTCATTAAGTGCATCATATACACAATCTTTTAGTAATTTTTCTGCTTCAGCATAATCTTCAGTCGCAATCATTTGATGTGCAAGTCTTGAAGGCATACCGAGCAGCTTTGCTCTAACATTTGCAACAAAATCAACCCAAGTATCTTGCACGAGTGTTGCAGGTATTAGTTTGCCCTCTAATTCTGACACTTCTAGCTCTGCTTTGTCTGCTTGTGCCTTTGTAAGCCTTGTTTTCTCCTCTGCAATGTCTCCTGATCCGCTTTTTTTGTGATAACCCGCTAATTTACGCAAATATCCTATGTAAGAGTGCCTACAAACGTCTATATCAAGTGGTGAACGCCCTCTTTTTGATGGTAATACGCCTTTTTTTATTAATTCTGAAATACTAGCAACAGATAAACCAAGATGTTTTGATACTTCTCTTTGCGTTGCCATTAGTTATAAATTCAGTAAATGCATATCAACTATCGCTAAAAAAAAACTGACGTCGCGAATAACC